CTTTTAGATATTATGAAATCAGATTGATTAGATTTCTCAACCATCTCATATCCACCATACTTCGCTACAACACTAAATCTTACTCTTTCGTTTATTGATTCGTGCATATCTTCGATAGTGGCTGCCATATCACCAATAGCCATAGTTACGTTTCCGTTTCTTTGGTATAGATAATACTTAACACCTTTTGGATTCGCTGGATTTTGTAGAATGATTCTTTCTACTTGAGCTTTTCCAACTTTAGTTTTTCCTTTGGATACTACAAATTCCTTTTCAACTCCACCTCTCATTGATGAACCATACTTAATCGTAATCTTATCACCTTTTTTGAGTTTATCGTAAACCTTTAATCTTTTTTTCATATCCATAGATTTACGTTCATCAAGTGATTCGAAGTATTGGATATCTTCTTTTAATGTTCCTTCTGCAAACCTCATCAACTCTTTTACTTTCTTTTCCATAGCTGGAACTTTTAATCCATAGGTATTAGCCATTAAGGTTTTCATATACCCACTATCAAGAAAGTTTTGTAATTCTTTTTTAGTTGCTACAGAAGATTTAAAATCATTTTTTGCAATCTTATCTAATTCTTTTGCACTTACTTTACCATTCATATATGCGTTCATAGCATCTTGTTTGGTATTATAGTTAGCCTCATTTACTGATTCGTTTACTCCTTCAGATAAATCATCAACACCTTGCTTCATATCAACAAATAGTTTTGTAAATTCTTTTTGTTTTTTAGAATCCAACTTTTTGATATTCTTCAAATGTTTCTTTATCATAAAAGATAAATCAACTGAGATGTCTTGTAATATATCTGAGTAATCCATTATTTCTTTACCCTACCTTTATCAATATCCATTTTTAATTCTTCAGCGGCACCTACTACATATTGTGCTGCTAAGTTGATATCAATGTTCTTATACTTCATTAGTTTTCTAACTGCTAATAGTACAATTCTTTTTTCTTCAGTAGAGTAACCTTCATCAACTTTATGTTTATCTAAAAGGTGTTTTAAATCTACTTTAAATTCTGTTTCATCATCTATTTCAATTTCATCTTCTTTAAGTTCGTTAACTGAAGCTAACATCTCTTTAGCTGATACTTTCATCTTCATTAGTTTTTCTGATGGTAGTTCTCCATATCCAAATGATTCATTTAACATAGAAGTAAGTTTCATTGATTTAGATTCGTTAGCGAACTTTTTTGCATTCTCTTTATCATCCTTATCAACACCCTTTACAGGATATTTTTTACCATCTACTTCAAATTCACTATCACCATTTGCGATTGCTTTAGCTCTAGCAGCACCGAACTCATTTCCTTCTTCGATATCTTTTTCTTCAGTTTCGTTGATTTCGTAATACTTTCCTAATACTTCACCAATCTCATCATAAGTTGATTCTAATCTTTGTTGTAGTGTTCCAACTTCTCTTAAAGTTTTCTCAAAGATTTTAAATGATTCATTCATTCTTTTTACGTGTCTACCAACTGTGATACCATCGAAAGAACCCTCAGTTTCTTTAACCATATTTCTACCAGCAGTTTCTACTAAACCTTTGATTGATTCATAAACTTCAGCCAATCCTTCATTTCTATATACAGTTTCACCAAATGATTTATATGCTTTAACTGCTTCTAAAAATGCCATCTTTTGTTCTGTAGTCATTTCATTAGATTCTTCACTTTCATTTTCTTTTACGAAAGGAGTGTGGAATGGGTTTGAATAAACTTTACCCTTTTCAAACGATTCTTTTAATATATCTTTTAGTTTCATAGTTCCCTCTTTTGTTATTTCCATCATTTTTTTGGCTTCCATTTCGATTTGTTTCTTAATCTTAGATGGAACTTTTTTATCGTAATATTTAATCTTACCTTTGTTATCAATGTGAGCTACATTTTTGTAATCACCATTTTCTTCTTCGGCTTTATTGTAAACAGTTAATCCGTTTCCTTTACGAGCCATTCCGATATCGTACTTAGCTTCGTTCATCTTCATAGATTCCATCAAACCGATTGCGGTACTTCCAACTTCTCTATCACCTTTATCAACATACTTCTTATTAATGATACCAAATTTGAATCCATCGATTTCAATCTGATACATTGGCATCATAGTAGAACTATAGAAGTATTTCTTTTTGTAACCACCTTTATCTAATTCTTTACCGATTGCAAAGAAATCTTTTGCCTTACCAACTAAATCAGCCAATCTATCTAAGTGAGTACCAGCATCATCTCTTTCGTTAAGTGATTCTTCGTTTACATTATCTCTCATAGCTCTTGCTAAATCTTTAATGTATTGTAATTCTTTTTTAGCACCTTTGTGTTTAGCGTATCTATCCAATCCCATACTACTCATAATACCTAATGATAAATGTAATCTACCTTTGGCTGCTTTTGGATACTTTCTACCATAAGGTGAAGAGTTAAACCAATCAATCATAGCTTGTGCCATTTCTTTTGATAGTTTGATTCCTTCTACTCTATCAGTATTACCTTTTACAACCTGCTTTAATCCACCGATTGCTGAGATTTCGTTAAGTGAGTTTTTAATATCAGTTAATTTCATTTATTCTCTCCTAAATAGCACAAACACCATCGATTTCACAGATGATATCTCTTACTAATGTATTAATCTTTTTATATGAAGGTGTTTTTGCTTTTCCAACTACTGATTCATTCATTGGTCTCATAAATGCACCATGTGTTGATGGGTTCGATACAAAATCCCAACAAATTAAATCAAAATCATCTTCTACAGTAACAGATTTACCATTACTAGCTTCTTTTACAGAACCCATACCTCTTGAAGAGATACCAACAGTACAACCTGCCTCTAAAAGTTCTTTAAGGATGTTCCCTGCTGGAGTTTTAAGTATTTCTACCTTACCCATCACATCATCACCCTTCCAATACACATCTCTTACGATGTGAGAAGTATTTTTTAGTTCAACTACCGAAGATTCGGGATGGTCTAACTCACCAAACGCTCTATTTTCTTTGATTTCTCTACCTTTGTACTTTTCCACTTCTCGTTCTAAGATTGAACGTGGATAAACTCTACCATTTTGATTTTCCGCTTCAGCTCTTTGTAAGACACCATTAACAATCAACCTACCATTGTTATCTTCCAATGATTCGTTGATTTGCCTTTTAGTCATCTTAAAAGGAATAGTATCTATAAGTAATCTTCCCATTATGCTCCCCAAACTTTACGTTTTCTATATAAATCAAACATGATTTGTGCTACCTCATATCTTATAAGTAGACGAATATTCTCCAAATCTTTATTTGTGAGTTCTTCTTTTAATATTTTCTTTTTATCTATCATGCTGATAGTTCTTTTAAGCTTCTTGCAACTTTTAACATACGTTCTGAAATCTTACCGAATCTTTTTTGAGTTGATTTCCAATATTGCCCATTATGAACACCAGCTTCAGTTTTCAATTTAGCGTTTTGATTAACGATTCTCTCTAACTTAAACATCATACTATTGATTTCTTTAATCGAATGATTAATCTTCTGATGTTGTTTTAGATTTTCATCTTTCTTATACTCTTTATAAGATATTTCGTTAATTTTCTTTTCTAATTTACTTTCTAAAGATTCTAATTTCTTTGTGTTCATTTTTTTCTCCTTTGATTTCTCATACCCAAGCACCTCAATGTGGTCATCATCCAAATCATCCTCATCTTTACTCTTTGAAAAGGCATATGGAGTTTTTACTGGGCCTTCACCACCATCTAAGTTACCAGTTACATTTGCTTCTTCGATTTCTTCGAACTTATCTTCGATTTCTTTTAGTAAACTTTTCATTTAAACACCCTTCTTAATTCATTTTTTAGTTCGTGGTATCTAAGTAGTGATAAAATCTGAGATTCTGTAATTACTTTTGCTGCTTTTAACTTAGAGATAAGTTTCAATACTTCATTTACCTTAATGTTGGTAACTTTATCTGTAACTTTTATTGAATCAATTTCTTTTTTAAGTAAATTACACTCTCTTACTACGAATTTCTTTAGTTTTTGAGAATTATCAACTGAGTTTATATATTCTCTAAGAATATCTTGTTGTTTATCAGTAAGATTTGTGTATTTGTTGTTGAAATTTTCAACTAACATCTTCCATGCTAACAATCTTACTTCTTTTGGTTGCTTAGAATACTCTTCATTAATAGTAGATACAATTTTATCATCAGATTTAGAAGAATTCGTTAATGATTCTAATAATGTTGATTTACAATCTACATATTCTTTTGGATTATCTGATGTTGTATGTTCAAATAGTTTATATATAGAAGCGTTTTCTTTATAGTTAGATACTCTATACTTAAAGAAATCTTCTAATACAAAATTTTTCTTAATAGCTTTTATTAAATTATACTTCTGTCTATTCAAAACAGATTCGTTCAATTTTTTTCTTTCGCTCAGTATGATATTTACAAACTCTGATGCTTTGTATTCTGAAGAAAACGATTCTTCTACAAATACTTTGTATAATTTAAGTTCTTTTGCTAATTCTGTACTCTTACCAAAATGCTCTCTTATAATGTAAGTAGCTTTTGAATCCATATTATTTAAAGTATCGGTACTAATCTGTCTTACCAATAGTTCAAATAAGATTCCAGTATTTTTATACTTACTATGTTTTAATTTTTTCATTTCTTTCCTCATTTTTGATAAAAGCAACTATATATTTGGTTATAAATATTATATTTTTAAGAATCCAATATGTTTTTCTCATCCAATAATGATAAACTTTCATCATTGGTATCTTCTTTTAGGGATTCTATTATTATTTCTTTGGTTTTAGTTTTAGATTTCATACGACCAATAACTGCATCAATTTGTTCTTGATTGATTACTGTATGTGCATTATATCTTTCGTTTTTAGTAGGTCTATTTGCTTTGTTTCCTAATGGGTCTCTACCAAATGGATTACTATCCGTTCCATAGTTACCACCTTCTTTAGGTCTACCAGCACCATCAAACCCACCTTCAGGTGCTCCACCATTATTTTCACCAAATGGATTATCACCACCGCCATCATCACTACTTTGTTGAGATAGTGATGCTAAATCATGTGGAGTACCAAATGATTCACCAGTCTTAACTGGGTCGTTACCTTCTGATTCAATCTGTTCGTGTCTGAATCCTAACTTCAAGTCATTGATAACTTTAAATTGTTCTTCTTTCCACTCATCTTCACTCATATTAAAGATATTTTTGTAAACCCATTCTTGTGATACCATTTTTAAATCTTTAATATCACTTGCTAATGTTACTTTTTCAGACCAAAGGTTTGCTTTTTCCTGCTCATAGATAATAGATGGAGTAGTAAGTTCTAATTCAAAGTTTACTAACTCTTCATCTGTATATCCTTGTGAGTATAAGTGTACAATTGCAATCTTAGTTAATTCTGAAAGTACAATCTTTTGGATTCTTTCTACAGAACGAGCAAATCTAATATCTTCTTGCGCTAATGTTGCTTTACCTTCAACACCTTCTTCGTATCCAATAAATGCTTTTGGAACTTTAAGTGCTGCCATCATTCTGTTTCTTAGGTATTCGATATCATCAATACCACCAAACTCCATTCCACTTAGAGAATCAATCTCAGTACCACTTTGTCCACCTCTAACAGGTAAATAATAATCTTCCAACATATTCTGCATATTGAATTTAAGATTGTAATCACCAGTCGCTTCATCTATATAAGGAGTTTTCTTCATCTGGTCGATAATATTACTCATATATGAATCAACCTCTGCAGGTGGAATGTTTCCGATATCAATTTTGAAGATTCTCTTTTCAGGCGCTCTCATAATTCTATGAATCATCATCGCATCTTCCATAAGAGTTAATTGTTTCCAAGTCTTTCTTGCACCTTCTAATAGTGAACGACCATACGGAAGGAAGTTAGTATCTGTTAGTAATCTAAAGTGTGCTACTTGGAATGATTCTAAAAACTTAGTTTGATTTCTTTGTGAGATTGCATTTGTATTTTGTTCCTCAACCTCAAATCTTACTGAATAAGGATTATCTAAATCGTATCCTTCTTCTCTTCTAGTTTCATATGCTGATAATGGTTGTGCGTTTACAACACCTAACTCATCATCAATATCTAAGTAAAGATAGTAATCACCATATTTGTTCATACCTCTTACCCAAGACCATAAATTGAACTCAATGTTCAATACATCGTAAAATAAGTTTCTTAATGTTTTCTTTAATTTTTCATCAGATGATTTAACTCTAAGTACATCACCCATATCGTTTTTAAGTGTACACTCATCTGAGTATATATCTAAGATTGATGAGATAATAGAATCTTTATCCATTGCCTCATAATCTGTATATAGTTCTAATTTATTCGAATGGTAGTTAAATCTTTCGTTGTATGTTTGCCAATTCTTTCTTGAGTTAGAACCATGCAATCTTCCATACCTATCATAATAAGCTGAACCTCTTCTATTACCATCACCTTGTAATCTTGAAGAGTCAACTACTTTTAATTTATCTTTACCGACTCTTCTAACAACTACCTGAGTTGAGAATAATCTTTTTAATCTACCGAATAATGAAGTATCTGCCATAATGTTTTTCTTTTATATACTACTACAATATATAAATATACAAAAAATATTTTTAATATCCAAATTTTATAGTAACCAACTTATATCCTCATCACCTCTACCGGTCTTAATCTTCCAAGCATCCTTTGCTTTGGATTGATTTGATTTAAAAACACCCTGCTTAGATGTTAAGGATAATGCTCTTTTATTTAATTCGATTCCCTGCTGTCTTAATTTAAGTGCCGTATCTCTTACCCAAAGTCCTGTTGAAAATGATAACACTAAATCATCATTATAACCTTGCTGAGCTTCAGCTCTGTTACCATTCCATATAAAAACAAAAAGTTCATCAATCAATCGTTTAGAACGAACAATCGGAACTCTTTCTCTCATATAAGTATCTAACTTTGAGATAACTAATGGACGTGTTCTACTTGTCATTGAGAAACCAGGTACCATTTGTGATTTATCTTTTAAATCATATGCTTTTTGTAAATGAATATCATCATCTACATATCCAAACTCTTTATATGAATAATAAAGGTTTTTATAATTTCTATCTATTGCTTCTTGAATTACTGCCCATCCAATATTTGCGTTTTCAATTACCAACAATGCATCATTCCATTCAGTTGCAACATTCACTAACATATTACCATAATCTTTGGTACTTATCTTACCTTTATATTCTGCAACCTGCTCTACACTTTCTACATCAAATACGTGAAACGCTGAATAATCTGCTCCATCACCTCTCGCAACATCGGCAACTACTACATAATCTTTTGTATAGTTTGGTTGTGACCATAACCAATAGTTATTATCATAACCTCTCTTCTCTACTGGGTCTTGAACGTGAGTTTCTTCATACCATTGTAGAAGTTGTCCATCTACGACTGTATAACCAGAACTGATAAAATCACAATCACATTCTTGTGCTGCCATCTTCTCACCTAATAGTTGAGTTTGTTCTGCTCTCCACTTATCATTTCTTTCAGGATGTACAGTCCAATGAAGTTTGATTGGATTCCAACCATCACCTTCTTCACCCTTTAACCAAGTTTTATGAAAGAAGTTACCAACACCATTTGGAGTTGATAGTACGATTGCCTTACCACCCGTTGATAATGTAGATTGAGCGGATGCCCATATCTCATCGATACCTTTGATAAATGCACCCTCATCTATAATCAACATTGATAATGCTTCAGAACGACCAGCATCACCACTAGCTGATGTTGCTTTGATTGTTGAACCATTTCGTAATCTTAATGATAGTTTGTTATCTTCTTCAGTATCACCTCTTAACCAACTCGGTAGGTTCTCATGCATATACCTAACCTTAGTAACTAAGTTTTTAGCTACCTCTTGTTTGGTTGCAATTACTAATATGTTTTTATCTTCGTGAAATAACATCATCCATAAAGAATAACCTGCGGATAATGTTGATATACCTAACTGACGTGATTTAAGGATTACATTGTATCTATGTTTATCCAACTCACCCATCACATCTTCTTGGAATGGGTATAAATCAAAAAGTATCTTACCTCTCTTTGGATGTTGAATGTAACAATACTTTTTAAAAAAGTAAACTGGGTCTTTAGCACATTTTACATACTCTTCCCTAATAAGTTCTTTTATGTTTTTGCTCATTTCTTTCCCAATTTCCAAAGAAACTGAGTAGAGATTATTGGTTGGAACTGGTCGTTTAATCCAATACCTAATCCAAACGCCTGCTTCTTTCTTGTTCTGTATAATATAGAACCACCAACATAATTAAATTGTTTTGATGTTCCATTCAATCCGAATCCTATATAGAATTCTCTTGGATTTATATATTCAGTTTGAGTTACAGTAGTTGTAGGTATTATAAGTTCTGATTCAACCAATCTATTGAAGAGTGTGTTTTTCCATATTGTATCTGTGATGGTTACGAACCCTAATGAATCTAATTCAATCTTATCAACAAATACATTTTTAGCGTAATAATCTTTTAGAACTTCTAAAGTATCAATTGGAGTATTTACTAAAATAGAATCAACTTGTGTAACTATTTTTGTTTTCCATTTAGGAACATAAACTTTCTTGTCTATGGTAATGGTATCGTATTTCGTTTCTACCTTTGTAACAATAGTAGGTTCGGATGGGGTGATTTCTCCCCCATCTCCACTACATTGTCTAAGTAATAATATTACAATTATTAAAACTAAGATTATTAGATTTCTAATATCTCCGAAATACTTTTTCATCGGCCACCTTATTTTTTAGCAGCTGATTTTCTTTTGGAAGGTTTTCTACCTTTTCTGTTTCCACCTTTTACAGCTTCAACAACATCTTTAGATTGTTTAGCTAAGTTTTTACCAGCAGCTTTAACGTCTTTAAGTTCTTCTTTAACTCTTTTTGCTCTACGTTTTACTTCTGCTTTAACTTCAGCCACATCTTCTTTAATATCTTCTACAGTATCTTCTACTACATCAGGAATAAAATCTCCATCTCTATCTTTGATTTTTCCCATATATAATAATACTACATAAGTTGCTACTGCAACACCGATAACTAATGCTATGATTAATAATGTACTCATAATTTGCCTTTTTAAAATTAAACTTCTTATACTATAAATATGGTAATATATTTAATAAAACTATTTTACCATTTTCTACAAGACCAATATCTTGCTTTATGTTTAGGGCCTGGATTATCACAATTATGTCTTGCTCTAAACGATTTTCTTCTTTCAGGATTATTCTTTTTTATGGACATGGTTTTTTCACCACCCTTACCTTTATGACCAAAGTTTACTTTTACTACATTACCGCTTGGATTGTTAACATAAACTTTAAACTTTTTTACATCACCCTGCATTATTTTGTTAAGTTGTACTTTTCTTCCCTGATATTCTGCTTCG